AAATTCTCATCACCATCGGTATTTGATGTGTTTAGAATGTCAGGATTTTCCTGAATTTCATATTGATTATCCATCATATAGACAATGGTTCTCATTTTTAAATCCCTTTGGATTTTGTTACAAAGATCTGTAATATATTCATACAGATTTGTTGATGTTCTAGATTTTGGATTGAACCCTCTAACATTAAAGAACCTTTGAACGATAATGTTTTCGTTACACTTTAAAAGGAATTCAACTTTTGTGAAATCTTGCTCTTTCATAATTTTACTTTTTGTTTTTGTAATTTGACTTTTCTTTTCTTGTTAATTTTAAAAATGGTTTCAAAAAATTTACCCACGCATCGTCTCCTTTTGGTAGAAACTTGAAGAACCCGTCTTCCATCATCATTTTAATTAGATTCCTATATCCTCTACCATCAGGATCTAAACTTTCCGAATAATATAGTTTAACATATTCCTTTCCTTCATCACTTATCATTGGTGTTCCCAAATCTACTAATTTTTCGTTAATTAAAAAGAATGTTTCCCCTAATATTCCTTCTTTTGTTTTACCTTCAATAATATTTTTAAGAACTACACTACTTTTTTCTTCTATAAGTTCCTTACTTCTTGTTAAAATATCCGTAAAAGAAATTTCATTTTCAAGTATTTCAGGAAACAATTTAACTAATGTTTTTTCACCTAATAATGATATCCCATCAATATTATCTGATGTATCACCAGCCAAAATTTTAAATGTTTTAATATTAAAATGCGGAATTTCAAATACCTTTAGTTTAATTTTATCACCATTTTTATAATACTTTTTTTGTTTTGGTGAATAAATGTTAACTTTTTCTGATATTAATTGTGTTAAATCTTTGTCACTTGAAAATATTGTTTTTATTTCATCTCCCGATATTTGACAATAATATGCTATCAAGTCATCCGCTTCCGAATTTTCAACTTCAATTTGTCTAACAAACATCTCTTCAAGATATTGTTTAACTCTATTTTTTTGTTTTACAAATGAATATACTTGTTCTTCATCGGATGGTGATTTCCTGTTCATCTTATATTTTGGGTATATAAGTTTTCTTTGTGATGAATTACCATCACCATCCCAAAATACGACAACCTTATTGTAGTTTGTTTCTTCAAGAAATTTTCGTAAGGTATTTAGAAAATGCCAAATACCCCCGACGTGTTCATTTTTGTTAAAAAAATCTTTAACTCCGTGAAACCCTATTTTTAATAAGTTATTACCATCAACAACTAATGTGTTAGTCATTTAAATTTTTCTTAATTGATTCTACAATTTGTTACTCGTCTTCTTCTTTGGTTTCATCTAACGTATAATTAGCATCTCCCAATTTTTCAACCCAATAATCTGAATATTCTTTTTTGTATTTGTCCAATGATTCTTTAGTGTCTGCAATATAACCTTGTGGAACCGCAATAATCTTACCGTCTTTATAACCTAACCCATTTACGTGATTCTTCAGGATTGATATTTTTGTTCTAATCGCAAATGATATCTTCCTACCATTTTTAACCGCATCTATATGACTAATACCCGCCTTCTTTTGGTTACCAAACAAAAACACTAATGAAGATGCTAACCATAATGCCTCACCTCCCTTAGCTTTGATTTCAGGTTGTCCAAATGGATTATCGGGTAATAGAACCCAAGGTTGATTTAATACAACTAAAGTGTTGTAATACGGATATTCTTCTTTTTTAGATTTAGATATTCTTGAATGGATTCCCATTCCAATTTTATCCGCTAAAACTTTTGCGTTGTGCATACCACCACCTTTTCCATCAAATGTCATTTGACAAGGAATACTCCCAATACTATCCCAAAGGAATAATAAATTATAAGGGATGTCACCTTTTTCTTGTGCGTCTAATATATCGTTAATAAAATCTGTTGCTTGTTCTATAACATCAAAAGAATCATTAAATATGAACATACCATCATATTCACCGTGTTCGTTCAGTTCCGCTTCCAACCCTAATTCAATTGCGTGACTCCATGACCATTTCTTTTCAGTTATAATAAAAACAGGTAAGTGTCCTTTCTTTTGTGCATCTGCCGCGGCAAGAATCATTGCAGTTGTTTTTGATGTATTTGAGTGTCCCAAAAACATATTAATACCACCCATAACAGGTCCAGGTAATCCACAAGACTCCAAAAACGCCTCACCACAATTATAATAACTTTCGGGTTTGTATTTTGTTTTTGTTGAGAATTTACCTTTTATAGTATCTAATGATATTTCTTTTTTCTTAATTGCCATAATGATTTTATTTTAAATAAAGATAAAAAAAGGTAGTGACTTTGTAAATCACTACCTCCGAATTTTGGAACCTTTTTTAGAAAGGTAATTCTTCATCTACCTCCTCATTTACTTGAGGGTCTTCAACCTTGGTTTCTTGTTTTTTAGAACCACCAATTGATACTTCAGAAATTTCGTTATTACCATAAACGTAACCACCTTTTTCAGAATCCCATTTTGGAGTTTCTCCACGAGCAATCGCTTCAAGATATTCTACAGGTTTCTTTGAGTAAACATCTTCCCAAGTTAACTCGTCTCCAACCCAAGTTGCCATAGTATCCTCATCTTCGTGAATTGGTGTTGGATCATCATACATAACTGTTTGGATTACGGTGTAGAAAGCTCCTTTAGGTGTTTTTGCCTTTGTAAGTTCAAGGATGAGGTCTCTACCTTTATCAGGATCGGTTATATCACCTTTCGCTTTCCAAATTGGAATAATTTTGTCCAAGATACCTTCTTGTTTGTAGTTGTGCTTGAACCTCCAAAACTTAACCCCGTCTTGTTCGTTATCACGATCAATTACTTTTACAATATAAAACTTACGTGCTTTGTATTGTTTTGCCAATTCTTTGTCAGAATCTCTACCAGTTGACATTAGTTCGTCATACACATCATTGAGTGGTGAACGCTCATTGTCATTTTTTCCTGGATCATAAAACTTTTGCCATTTACCGTCTACTTGTACTTCGTGAAACCATACCTCTTTGAATGGGGATGTTCCGTCAGTTGTTGGTAAAATTCTGATTCTTTTTTGTGCTTGTTTCTCGTTATCTCTGAGAATTGCCGCAAAATATTTCTTCATCCTTTCGTCTTGTGACATTTTTGAAGTAGAGGATGAACTACTTTGGGTTGATTGCTCGTACTGAGCCAAAACCGCATCTAAAACATTGTTTGTCGCCATATATTTGTGTTATTAAAAGTTTACAATAGAAAGTATATAATAAAAAAGTGTCGCAGTCAATATGTATTCAAAAATTTTGAGAAGGACATTGGTGTCCCTCTCAAAATTAAGGCATCATATCTTCGTCATCAAAAGTATCAAAAGTTGTTTTAATTTCTTTAGGTGAAAAATCTTCCACTTCATCAGTCGTTAAAACATATTCATTCTTGCCCGATTTTTCCATCTCTTCCATTTTGTCTTCAAAAAAATCAGACAATTTTTGTTTAAACGGTCCTGAATCTAAACTTCTTAATTCTAATTTTTCTTCAGGTGTTTTTGGGCGATATTTTTCAAATTTTTGTTCAAGTGAATTAACAGCATCAATCAATCCATCCATTTCTTTAAGTTTAGATTCTAAACTCTCCAATTGTCCAAATAGTTGATTAAAATATTCTTCTTGTTTTTGTTCTATATTTTTTTGTGAATCTACCAAATCAGTAATCTCCAATTCTTCTTTGTCTTCTTCATCTTTACCAACTTCTTCTACATCGGGGTCTGTCGCAACATCCACAGGTGCTGGAGTTTCGCCTTCTGCAGGTGGTGCAGGTGGTGCGGGTGCTCCTGCCGCATCTCCAGGAGGTGGAGGTAACGCTCCTGCTGCATCTCCAGGAGGTGGGGGTAACGCTCCTGCTGCCAGATCTTCTGGCGGTGGGGGTAATGCTCCTGCCGCGTCTTGTTCAAAAATATAATTGTTAATTGAGTTATATCTTTTTATTTCTTCAATTATTTTTTTATCAATTTTCATAATTTACCCATTTAAAAGTTGTTTAATACCTGTTTTGGTTTCTACTTGTACTTTTCTATTCATATTGACAGTATTGTCAACTCTTTCAATAAGTCCGTCTTTCATTCTGATTGTGTAACAGTCACCTGTATCTAAATCACATACTTCTTTAAACCCATTACCCGCATCTTTTTCTGACACTCTTGTATTTTTACCAAGATAGTTATCTAAAATCATTTTTACGCTCATAATATTATTTTATTATAAATATATTCAAGTTGATAAAAATTACAAACTAAATGTAATTGTAAAATTTTGTTTTTGTTCCGTTCTTTCAGTATCAATAGATCCGTCACTTAATACAGGTATTGATGTTATTTCAAATTTCAATTCATACTGTCCTGGGGTTGTACAATTTACTACTGTTTGAATATCCGCAGCCTCCATAACTAATTGTTTATTTCCTTGTATTTTATAGTTACTCAAATCAACGTTAGTAACTTGTGTACAGGTACCTGAACCTTTACCGCTTACTAGATTTGCAGTACCTATCTTCCAAAGAGATTCTGAGTCTAAGAAGAAGAACTGTACATAATTTAATAATCCTGTTGTTTGATTATACGATATAAATTTCTTAAGA